CGATCACTACTTTGGGACACACCCAGAAGAATACCGCAAGACGTGGAACGCACTGAACTCCAGTTTTATGGAGGAACTAGGTGTGCAACACAGTGCGCTCTCAACACTCTACCCACCAGGCGGGTTCATCGGTTGGCACAACAACGCAGACGCATCCGCATATAACGTAATCTTTACGTGGTCCGAGAGAGGAGATGGGTGGTTCAAATATGTCGACCCCAAGACAGAACAGGTCATAACGGTTCAAGACGAACAGGGGTGGAATTGCAAAGCGGGATACTTTGGAGACTACGACTCAGGTAATGTAGTCTACCATGCAGCAAGAACAGAATGTTACCGTATGACTCTCAGTTACGTATTGGGTCATGACGAAGACTATTGGAAAGATTGTATTGAAACGATCACCAATATGTGATATAATGTAGTTTTGAAAACCCCACGGATTATACATGCTTAATATTGAAGTGATACACAAGGAGTGGACAGAGGACTCTGTTATTCCTATGCACCAACTGGATGAGACATCACGTCAAATCCCCATGCTACACGCAAAGTATTTAGAATACCTCACCGTAACCAAACTTACCCTACGTCGCGCAGAGGCGTCACAGAAGATCCTGTTGAAGGAGAAGTGGTTGTACTACAACGGTAAGATGGACCCACAGACTCTACAGGAGAAGGGGTGGGATCCAGATCCATTCAACGGTCTCAAGATTCTCAAGGGTGAAATGGACTACTATTACGACTCCGACCCAGAGATCTCTAAGTCTGAAGACAGAATCGTCGCACTTAAAGCACAGATAGATAGTCTTACAGATATTCTTAACATGATCAAATGGAGGCATTCGACGATCAAGAACATGATTGATTATCGTCGATTTGAGGCTGGTGGATAACAAGATTCGCATTAGGATGAAAGACTACTCCCATTTTATGGTAGAGGCCCATCCAGCCCAAGAGAATGAGTTGAAGGAATACTTCTCGTTCTTTGTACCTGGCTACAAGTACATGCCTGCATATAAGTCTCGACATTGGGACGGAAAAGTCAAACTCTATAACATGATGACTAAACAGATGAACGTGGGTCTCTACACGCACCTACGGAAGTTCTGCGCGGATCGTTTCTACCCACTGGAGATTGTTGAACATGAGACTTATGGGATTCCTTCGTTCCGTGAAGACATCGACCATCCTGCCCTTATTGACTTTCTATCTCTGCTTGATGCTCCTTTTAAACCACGAGACTATCAATACAAGGCAATTTCTCATGGGGTGGAGCACCGAAGATGTATCCTTCTTTCTCCCACTGGTAGCGGGAAGTCATTTATTATATACAATCTTTTACGGTATTGCTACGAAGTCACCGAAGGAAAAATCTTAGTCATCGTCCCAACCACGTCTCTGGTGGAGCAGATGTATAAGGACTTCGAGGAATACGGTTACGACGTAGAAGAGTTCTGTCATCGTATCTACTCCGGTAAGGAGAAGGTTACGGACAAACGTGTCATAATATCTACATGGCAATCCATTTACAAATTCGGTAAGGAGTGGTTCGAACAGTTCGAATCAGTCTTTGGTGATGAGGTCCACCTGTTCAAGGCGAAGTCTCTGACTACCATGATGGACAAGTGTGTCAACGCAAAATACCGTTTCGGTCTTACGGGTACTCTCGATGGGACGGAGACAAACAAACTGGTTCTGGAAGGTCTGTTTGGACCTACGTTCACTGTTACACGAACGATTCAACTCCAGAAGGAAAATCAACTCGCAGACTTGGATATCTCTGTTCTCCTCTTGAGGTATCACAATGATGTCTGCCAACAAGTCAAGGAGATGACGTATCAAGAAGAGTTAGATGCGATCGTCACCTACGAACCCCGTAATCGATTTATCAGTAAACTGGCAATTGATCAATCGGGAAACACCCTCGTGATGTTCCAATTTGTTGAGAAACATGGTAAGGTTCTGCACGAGATGATCAAGTCTATGGCTGAAGAAGGACGTAAAGTATTCTACGTATCTGGTGAAGTAGATGCCACAGACAGAGAACAAATAAGAGGGATAGTAGAAAAGGAAAATGATGCAATTATCGTTGCTTCTCTTGGTACTTTTAGTACTGGTATTAACATCCGCAATCTTCATAATATTGTATTTGCGACACCATCCAAGTCTCAAGTCAAAGTACTCCAATCGATTGGTCGTGGTCTTCGTAAGTCTGATGATGGTCGGACTACTAGACTTTTTGATATTGCTGATGATCTTCATATTAGGAGTCACAAAAACTTTACACTGAAACATAGCGGTGAAAGGATTAAGATATATACTAAAGAGGGATTTAGATATAAGATCTATCCCATAAACTTAAAACCAATAAGAGTGGAACAAGATGTCGAAAGCAATCTCTTCGGTTAAACACCTAAAGTTAGTAACAGGTGAAGAACTGGTATGCGAGTTGATGAGTGAAACTGGTGATTCTATTGTCATCCGTAACGCGTTATCCTTAATTGAAAAAGATCTAAGCACTGGTGATAAGTACTATGCATTTAAGACGTTTATGGTTTATCAAGACAGCCCTCAAAACGTTATTATCATTTTCTTTGATAAGGTAATGTCTGTTGCCGTTCCTACTGAAGAGATGCAAAGACAATATACTGAAGCCATTAAAGAGATGAAAGAATATAATGAATCTCAGGAACTCAAGAATCAAGACGATGAATGGGAGAATGACTTATCTTTAGAAGAGTTCTTAAATGAAATGGATCGTGGTAATGACTTCATGGATTCTGACGTAGAAGGAATGATTAAGAACTAGAGCTATACTATTCTCCCCTTTGGTTAAAGAGATTATACAGTATAAATCAGATTCTGTCAACACTTTTTTTAAAATATTATGAAAATAGGCTTCACATGTTCAACGTTCGACCTTCTACACGCAGGTCACGTCCAACTTCTACGTCACGCTAAAGATCGGTGTGACTACCTGATAGTAGGTCTACAGACAGACCCCACCATCGATCGTCCCAACACCAAAAACAAACCCATACAGACTTTGGTTGAAAGATACACTCAACTGAGGGCGGTTAGTTATGTCGATGAAATTATCCCATACCAAACGGAACGAGATCTCGAAGATATTTTGTCTCTATATAATTTGGATGTTCAGATATTGGGCGAAGAATATCGTGAGAAGGATTTCACCGGAAAGGATATCGGTCGTAAACGGGGAATAGAGTTTTATTTTAATGAAAGATCTCATAGATTTTCTTCAAGTGAATTGAGACAAAGAGTCGCCTATAATACAGGAATTGGGTTGACATATAAGTCAAAATAAGGTATAATTACCGCATTAAAATTTGGAAGTTGTATATCATGAAACCTAAAGAAAGACCACATTACGTCAATAATAGAGACTTTTCTAACGCAGTCGTCGAGTACTGTACTTCTGCCCAAGAGGCAAAAGATGTCGGTGAGTCCACACCGATCGTCACAGATTATATCGCTTCCTGCTTCCTAAAGATCGCAGAGGGTCTCTCTCATAAAGCAAACTTTGTTCGTTATACCTATCGTGAAGAGATGGTCATGGATGCGGTCGAGAACTGTCTCAAGGCGATCGAGAATTACGATATCGAAGCTGCAACCCGATCGGGCAAACCAAACGCATTTGCTTACTTTACACAGATCTCATGGTATGCATTCTTGCGTCGGATCCAAAAGGAAAAGAAACAACAAGACGTAAAGATGAAGTTCATCGCAGAGGCAGATGTTGCTGAATTCCTTGATGATGATGGTGAGGGATATGGACATATGCAATATGCGTCCCCCTTTATTGATACGCTACGTATGCGTATCGATGCAGTGAAGGGTGCTGACCAAGAGTTTAAAGAGTATGCGAAAGAAGAGAAGAAACGTAAGCGTCGTGCCGTTAACGTTGACTCAGATTTATCGGAGTGGATGGAATAATGTGGACTTATGAATGTAAAGCGGGAACCTACAAAGAGGATTCTCTACCTCGCTTGGTGTGGACTATCTTCACGCACCGACTACACCATCTCATTGAGGACGGAAGATTTTCAGATTAAACTTGACATACTCCCTGTTGTATAGTATAATAGCCGGTATATAAGTTGAGTTAAGTTTTTTATGAAGATCGCTATATTGAATGACACCCACTGCGGGTGTCGTAATTCGTCTGAAATTTTTATGGATTACCAAGAACGCTTCTATACGGAAGTGTTTTTCCCTTATCTGTTAGAAAATAACATCACCCAAATCCTACACCTTGGAGACTATTACGACAATCGTAAGACGGTCAATCTCAAGGCGCTCAGTCATAATCGAAGAATATTCTTAGATAAATTGCGTGAGTACAACATCCACATGGACATCATCCCAGGCAATCATGATGTCTATTTCAAAAATACCAATGAACTCAATTCCCTGAAAGAGTTGATGGGTCACTACATGAACGAGGTCGACATTCTTATGGATCCGATCGTGCGTGACTACGATGGTGTTAAGTTCGGTCTTGTACCTTGGATATGTCCAGAGAATGAGGAAGAAATTAATACCTTCCTTGACAATTGTGGGGCAGATGTTATCGGTGGTCACTTTGAACTTGCTGGATTCGAGATGGACAAGGGAATTGTTTGTAAGGATGGTATGGATACCGCCCCCCTTCAGAGGTTCGAGACGGTCCTATCCGGTCACTTCCACACCAAGTCATCGCAGGGTAACATACACTACCTTGGTGCCCAGATGGAGTTCTTCTGGAACGATGCGCACGATCCCAAGTACTTCCACATCTACGATACAGAGACGCGCGAACTGACGCCCATCCTTAACGAGGTGTCTATCTTCCATAAGATCTACTATAACGAAGATCAGGTCAACTACTTCGAAGATCTCTCTTATCTTGATGGTAAGTTTGTCAAACTGATCGTGAGCAACCGATCTGATATGAAGAAGTTTGAACGATATATTGAACGCATTCAACAACAGAAGATCCACGAACTCAAGATCGCAGAAGACTTCCGTGAGTTTCGTGGTGAGAATGTAGGTGACAATGAAATAAGTATTGACGACACCGAAACTTTAATCTATAATTACATCCAAGATGTAGACACTGACCTTGACAAAGACCGAATCAAAGGATTGGTTTCGGAGTTGATGGTCGAGGCACAGAGCGTAGAAATTGCATGATTAAATTCCAGAAACTCCGTTGGAGAAACTTTCTTTCGACGGGTGACTATTTTAACGAGATCGACTTCCTAGAGAACCCTACAAACCTAGTGGTTGGAGAGAACGGCGCGGGCAAGTCCACTATGTTGGATGCCCTGTCGTTCGCCCTCTTTGGTAAGGCGCATCGTAAGATTAATAAAGCACAATTAGTAAACACCATCAATAATAAAGACTCCAGATGTGAAGTCGAATTCACTGTTAATGGTGTTCAGTATAAAATTATTCGTGGTATCAAACCCGCAAAGTTTGAGATCTGGAAAGATGGTAGTATGATCAACCAGAGCTCACACGCGCGTGAGTACCAAGAGATTCTTGAGAAGAACATCCTACAGATGTCTCACAAGAGTTTCCACCAAATTGTTGTTCTCGGTTCGTCGTCTTTTATCCCATTCATGCAACTCAACTCAACCTCTCGGCGTGACGTGATAGAAGACCTTCTTGATATTAACATATTTTCCAAAATGAATGTGATACTCAAGGAGAAAATCTCTCTCCTCAAAGGCGAGCTCGAGAACAACAACCATTCTATTGAGATGGTCAAGACGCAGATATCTTCTCAAAAGAAGTATATTCGTGACCTGAGTGCCATCAACACTGCACATCGAAAAGAGAAGGAATTGGAGATCGAATCTCTAAACGCGGACATCGCAACCTTCAATGAGACAAACGCAGAATTATCAGAAGCCGTCAATACATTGTTGCCTGCGGTTACAGAAGAATTAAGCAAAATGCGTACCAATAAGACCAAGTTGGAGAAGTATCGCACCAAGTTTGACACACAGGTTAAGTCGGTGGTCAAAGAGGCAAAGTTCTTTGAAGACAACGAACATTGTCCTACATGTGATCAAGAAATTGGTGATGAGTTGCGTCATAATAAACGCGCAGTCGCGACTGCCCGCGCACGTGAACTCAAAGATCTTATGGAGAAGGCAGACGCACAATTGGGCGACTACCAGTCTCAGATCGACAAACTCGAAGAGGACATGGCAGAACTGTTACACAAACAGAATCTCATGAATAACAACATGCAGTTGATCTCACGATTGACGCAGAACGTCCAGAAGATCCAGAGTGATCTCGCAGAGATGGCAGACAGTTCCGGTGACATGGCACAGGCCAACAAAGACCTTAGCAACCTTGATAACGAATTGCACGGGTTGAATGACAGCAAATACACTCTCAGTGAGAAGTCGTCATACAACCGCGTTGCGTCCGAACTACTCCGCGACACTGGTATCAAGACCAAGATCATCAAACAATACATTCCGGTCATCAACGAACTCACCAACAAGTATCTACAGACGCTGGACTTCTTCGTCCACTTTGAGTTGGATGAGAGTTTCAATGAGACCATCCGATCGCGTTACCGTGACACTTTCTCCTACGACTCGTTTTCAGAAGGTGAGAAACAACGCATCGACCTATCCTTACTCTTCACTTGGAGACACATTGCCAAGATGAAGAACTCCGTATCAACCAACCTGTTGATCCTAGATGAGACATTTGATTCGTCTCTCGATGGTGAGGGCGTCGACAACCTAATGAAGATCATTGACACTCTCAAGGAAGACACCAACGTATTTGTAATCTCTCACAAGACCGAACTAGAGGACGCCCACTTCGAACGCAAACTGTCGTTCGTTAAGGACAAAAACTTTAGTCGAATGCGAGATATTACTTGACACTGACCGGATATTGTTATATAATGTCCCACATATTAACTGAGGAATCCCTATGGAACTTTCAACCCGAACTGTCGAGATCCTACGAAACTTCTCGACGATTAACCAGAACATCGTAGTCAATGGTGGTAACGTCATCAAGACTATGTCTATTGCAAAGAACATCGTATCTCAGGCAGAGATTGAGGAATCTTTCCCTAGCTCATTTGGCATCTATGACCTGTCAGAGTTTTTGTCGGTCTTGTCTCTCGTAGACAATCCTTCAATCGAGTTTGGTGAAAACTTCTGTACCGTATCCGACGGCAGTGGTCTTTCCTCAGTTCGTTATTTCTACTCAGATCCAGAAATGCTCTCTGCGCCTAAGAAAGAGATCATCATGCCTGAGTGCGAGGTCAAATTTCTTCTCACTAACGAAACCCTAAGTAAGATCAAACGAGCATCGTCCGCATTAGGTTATGATACTATTTCTATCCGACCAGATGGTAACTCTGTGCGCATCGATGTCGTTGATACAGAAAATACGACTTCTAATTCATACTCGATTCAAGTCGAAGGAACTTTTCCAGAAGGAGCAGACTTTAAATTTGTCATGGGTGTGAATAATATGAAGTTGTTGGGTGATGATTATGAGGTGTCGATTTCAACTAAGTTGATCTCTAGTTTCCGATCGATATCTGGTAAGACTGAATACTTTATTGCACTAGAAAAATCTTCAACATACGGAGCATAAAATGACTGAAGACCAAGCTACATTTTACGACCTCGCAAACCGCGTTGCCCGTTCATGTGTCGCAGTAGTAGATACTGTTGTAACACGTGGTGGGTTCAAAGGTGAGGAACTTACAACTATCGGACAACTGCGTGACCAGTCAGTACAGGTCGTCGCATTATACGAGAAGTTGGCGAAAGCACACGCAGAGGCTGAAGAAGAATCAGACGCTGAGTAAACCTTTTGGGGCGGTGGGTAACTTCTCTTTCACCGCGAATATTTTATTATGATTAACCCATCGCCCCGTTTTTTATGAAACTGTATGATCCCCTAATCGCAAAAGAGACCTCAATCCATGTTGCACTTGGGACGGTCATCAACTATCCACTTAACATCTTCTACACATGGTTAGCAGTTGTTAAGTGGGGTATCACGGACCCTATAACTTTGTCCACTATTCTTACTGTCGGAATATCCTTCGTCGCGTTCACTCGCATATACATAGTAAGGACTCTTACAGAAAGACGTAAGACCAAACTTAATAAAGATATGCCGCTATAGCTCAGCCGGTAGAGCAACTGACTTGTAATCAGTAGGTCCGGAGTTCGATTCTTCGTGGCGGCACCACTTTGGAGACACCGTGAATTTATCTACTCAGGTATCAGACACATTTGCTCGGTCTATGACTGCGTTCTTCCGTCTGTTTGCAGATCTCTTTTTCCGCAAGCGTTACGGTCACCGCGCACTCGTTTTAGAAACAGTTGCAGGGGTACCAGGCATGGTCGCGGGTATGATGACCCACCTTTACAGTCTACAGGCGTTTAAGAAAGGTCACGGTACCAAGATCCACGAGATGCTCGCAGAGGCGGAGAACGAAAGAAAACACCTCATGTTTTTCATGGAGGTAATCCAACCGTGGTTCATTGAACGTGTAATCATCATCCTTGCCCAGTTTATCTTCTGGCACTACTATCTGGTGATGTTTGTTCTATTCCCCCGAACCGCACACCGCATGACTGGATACTTCGAACAGGAAGCGGTACAAAGTTACACAAACTATTTGGAACTGATCGAGTCCGGAGAGATCGAAGATGTCCCCGCACCACAGATCGCAATTGACTACTACAGCGAACTCCACGAGTTCTCTAAGTTGTCTGATATGATTAAGTGCGTCCGTAATGATGAGATGCACCATGCCAAAGTCAACCACGCATATGCGAATGGACGACTATAGGATAAATTGATTGTTTTTATCGATATAACCGATCGTATTTGTCACTTTGTTATAGATAAATAGATTGGAGAAATCGGTTTACACGAAGGGGATAATGCGGTATAATGTCCCCTTATTATATTATGGAGTGGTAAATGAGTAACGAATTCTTATGGGTGGAAAAGTACCGCCCAAAAACTGTATCCCAAACTATCCTACCCACAGAACTGAAAGACACTTTTCAGAACATTGTGGACGGTGGAGAAATCCCGAACATGATGTTTAGTGGGACTGCTGGGACAGGTAAAACTACAGTCGCCCGTGCGATATGCGAGGAACTGGAGTTAGATTACATCGTAATCAACGGGTCCGAAGAAGGCAACATTGACACACTACGAGGAAAGATCAAGCAGTTCGCCTCTTCTGTCTCGTTGGCTGGTGGTTACAAAGTCGTCATCCTTGATGAGGCAGACTACCTAAACCCCCAGTCAACCCAACCCGCGTTGCGTGGGTTCATCGAAGAGTTCTCGAACAACTGTCGGTTCATCATGACTTGCAACTTCGAGAACAAGATCATCGACCCATTACACTCGCGATGCACTAAGATCGCGTTCAATGCCACCAAGAAGACTCTCCAGTCTCTCTCGGCGGAGTTTATGCAACGCGCGATGACCATTCTCCAGACGGAGGGTGTAGATTATAATAAGGATGTCCTTGCGCAGGTCATCATGAAACACGCACCGGATTGGAGGCGTGTTCTGAATGAGTTGCAGAAAGGATCGATTTCGGGGTCACTGAATGTGGCGTCTGCTCTCAGCGGAGAAGTCGTGGACAACTATACTCAGTTGTTCGGCGCAATCCGTGATAAAAACTTTAAGAAGATGAGGACGTGGGTCGTCAATAACATTGACGTAGAACCAGCGGCGGTATTCCGTGGTGTCTACGATCGTATGTATGACCATGTCTCCCCGAATAGTATTCCACAACTTGTTTTGATACTTGCTGACTATCAATACAAGAATGCGTTTGTCGCAGATCATGAATTAAACATGGTCGCCTGTCTCACAGAGGTGATGGCAAACGTGGAGGTCAAAGCGTGAGTCCGTTTGATTTCCTAAACAGCATTAACAGTACCAAGGTAAATTTACTCGATAAGGATCCGGAAAATATTAATCAATACAATAGCTTCCTAGTAAATAGGTCGCTTTCATACTTTCCAGATACTGTGTTAATTAGTAACGAAATGAACAGGTTGCATCATATAGATGCGAGACTTCAACACGATTTTCTTATAAATATTATACGTAAGAAAAAACGTTTCTCGAAATGGGATAAACCCCAAAGTACAGATATCGAGTGTATCAAAGAGTATTACGGATATAGCGATTCCAAAGCGAAGCAGATTATTGGACTCTTAACCTCGGGACAATTACAAGAACTCAAAAATAAGGTTAATAAAGGTGGAAGAGAATAATCTAGTTCAGTGGAACTCAGAGATGATGTTAGAGATCACCCTAGCAGAACCTGATGATTTCCTAAAAGTTAGAGAAACCCTTACCAGAATAGGAGTTGCATCAAGACGCGACAACACCCTATTTCAATCGTGCCATATCCTACATAAACAGGGTAGGTACTTTATCGTCCATTTTAAGGAGTTGTTTTTACTGGACGGCAAAAAGTCAAACTTAGAAACGACGGACATGGAACGTCGTAACACGATCGCAACCCTTCTACAGGATTGGGGTCTGGTATCAATCGTAAACCCAGAAGTTGCACAAGATTGCGCTCCTATGCGACAGA